CTTGACCTTCCACAGCTCTTCGTGACCCATGATCACGGTGTCGATCACGGTGAATTCTTCGTAGGCGAACTGGTCCTGGCGCAATTTACCCAGGCGCACGTTCGGCTCAAGCATGACCTGGCCACCGGAAGGCTCGAGGTCATCACCCAGAATCTTCATGAAGGTCGACTTGCCGCAACCGTTGGCACCGATCAAGCCATAACGGTTGCCACCGTTGAATTTGACCGAAACGTTTTCGAAGAGCGGCTTGGCGCCGAACTGCATCGTGATGTTAGCTGTGGAGATCAATTACTTTACCTATCAATGGGTTGCGAGCCGCGCATTTGGCGTTTGGGCCATTCCTGGGGCATTTTGTAGCTTTTCCATCTCGCCCCAGTCGCCGCTAGAGTTCAACCAGCGCGCATAAGTCGAGAGCAGCATCTGGACACTGTGTCCGAGCTGTTGGGCAATAAAGGCGGGATTCATGCCAGACATTGTGCATATTGTCGCATAAGTATGACGGCAGTTGTACGGCGGCCGATAACGGATCGTCAGCTTCTTCAGCGCGGGACCCCATTGCTTGTGCAGGTCTGACGTCTGCCGAATGTGCTCGCTCATCTTCGAGGGTGGAAAAACGTAGGGAAATTCCTTGATCGATCCTGACCCGGATTTCCGACGCTTTGCATACTGCTCCGCAAACTCCAAGGCGTGTATCGCTCGATCATTGAGCAATACATATCGGTTTTTCTTCGTCTTGGTGCGTTCCTTTATGGATCCCTGCGCAATGGCGCGGCAGACGTGCACCTGCCGCTTGTCCTTGTCCACCTCATCCCAGCGCAGCGCAATGATTTCTTGCGGGCGCATGCCGGTGAAGAAAGCGAACTCGAAAAAAGCCGCGTAGATAGTGCTCGGCCAGTGGGTTGCGCTGTAAAGCTCAGTGATGATCCTGTTGGCCTCGTCCATTGTGAACGGGTCAGGTTCCTTCTTCTTGCGCTTGGGCGCATCCAATAACTCTGCCGGATTTTTCCCTATGAGTTCCTCTCGTACGGCATCAGCCAGAATGGTGCTCAATCGGACCATGGCATTGCGCTTCACGCCAGGTGATAGCCACTCAATATCTCCGATGATATTTCGAAGCAACATAGTGCTGATCGCGCTCAAGCGGGTGAGAGCAAGGTAGGGCATCCAATACAGGTTCAACGCACTCTTATAGTTGAGGTGCGTGCCTTCCTCGATCTCCCTCGCATTCAGCCATGCCTGTGCATATTCCCCGAATAGCACTTCCTTGCCTCCCGACAAGACCGATCCGGGGAATAATTCGGCGTATTTCGCCTCGTCCAACAATCCATGCTTAATCAGGCTTACTACTTTATCTCTAAGACTGGTGGCAGCCTTGATACCCGCCTGCGTTGCGGGAAGCGTGAGTGTTTCTGATCGACGTTGACCCTCCCAACTAAAACGTATGCGGATGGCGTCGCCTCTGATTTCCAACCCGGCGGGTAAACCCAAAGGCTTTCGAGCCATTCGTCGTATCTCCTAATGCTGTACGTGATGTTGTGCCCGAATTTGTTCCATACCCCCTGAGGGATTTGGTTTCTGCTTCGTCGCGTTTGCAGGGCTTTCGCTGTGACGCCCAAGCGCTCGGCCATTTGCTTTTCGGTTACTTTGTCGGGATCTGGTACTGGGGGATTTTGCTGATCTCCGGGCATAACGATGTCCTTAACCCTGATTGAGCTACGTTGTTCCATGCCGCGTGGCAGCAGAAAGTTCTTACTGAGGGAATACTTGGTGAGGGCTTTATCGGGTGCGACAAGTGCTGCGCCCGCAGCAGCCGCTGACATCTGTCGACTAGCGAGTGCTTTGCTCAGGCATAGGGATTCCTTGCCCGCCGTTAACCGGCAGGCTGGTAGGTGGATTTTGGAAATCAGATGAAGGGCGTCAGGCAGGTTGAGCGGGTGAACTAAGGTTTATCGGTTCGCCTCGCCAGTTGCGTACACGCTTTCTCCCCTGAGGTGATTGGCGGGGTGGACCGTCATCGCTACGGCCCCTTGTAGCAGTACACGTAGGTGAACCAGTCGAGGGCGATCATGGCGTCACCTCTGAGGCCTCTGGAATATCCTCGAACTTGTAAGTCTTGATGACGCGCTCTTCGACGCCGGAGACCTTGATGAATTTTGCCTCTTCAACCCAGGGGTAGGCGTCAGGCTCGCCGTGCTTGCCGCCGCCGCTCATCTCACAAAAGGCGAGAGCACGGCCGTCTGGCAGGATGAAGGCCTTCACATCGACCTCGTAGTTGCGCTCCCAGCTGTAGTGGCACCAAGACGGAACTCCGGGGGCGTCCACTGCGCTGTTACGCACCTCGTTCACCGCATCATCGTGCGAGCTCTCATCGTAAAACTGATCCAGATCCTCGCCGGACATGGACGCCAAACTTTCAAGGGTAACGAGGCCATTTGGTGCATCGCGCAGGCTGTCGTATTTGTATCCGAAAGCATTGATTCCGTGATGCATCACCAGCAGCTTGGCCATCTGGCGTGCAGTGAGCGTTTTCAGTGAGTGGTGGATGTTTGCATCGAGCATAGGGGGTCCTTGCCGCTATAGCGGCTGACTTTGAAGGGGGAGGGAGTTACACGCCACGGATCATTGGCTCGTGCCAGTGCCGCCATTGGCGGTGGGCTGACGGTGTTGCGGTCGTAGCGTGATGTCAATATGCTCTCATTCTCAAGCAAGGAGGTGAGCAGTGAGCAAATATGCGCCGTTAGCAGACTATCTGAGAGCCCAGTCCCTGGACTCCGTTAAGCTGGGATTTCCTCAGATTGATACATTAGTTAATGGTCTACCGCCCAGCGCAAGAAACTATGACGCTTGGTGGGCTAACTCGCGGACGGATGACACTCACTCTTGGGCGCACCAATGGATCGCTGCTGGGTGGGAGTGCGGGTCGCTTGATAGGGCAAATGAAACAGTAGTTTTTCAGCGAGTTCTAGTTGGCTTAGAAAAACAAGTGCAGTGCTTTTGGTGGGTCAACCACAAACAGACTTTTAAATCTGAGTTTGAAGGTGGTTATATCTGGTCACCAAAAACTAACAAGAACGGGGCCCGCAATAGAACATACGACAATTTGACCCAGGTGAAGGCTGGCGATGTTGTTGTGTCCTTCGCTGATGGAAAGATCAAAGCCGTCGGTGTCGCCAAACAGCATTGTTTTGAGGCATTGAAGCCTAAAGAGTTTGGCTCGGCAGGCGCCAACTGGGCTGACCGTGGGTGGCTTGTGCCGATCGAATGGACTGCTTTGTCTTCTCCTATTTCGCCAAAGATCCATATCGCCCGCATTCAGCCGTTGCTACCTAATAAGAATTCCCCCCTGCAAGCAAACGGAAATGGAAATCAAGGCTGCTACCTGGCAGCGATTTCATCGGAGCTAGGCCATCTGGTTCTTGATGTAGCCAGCAAAAATAATCCGGATGTAGTTCAGTCAGTCCAGGACCTAAAACAACTGGTAGAGGCAGACGTCGCCGAGAAGGAAATTCAGGTCTCCGAATCCATTCCTGAAACAGAGAAAGAGCAACTGATCCGATCTCGACGCGGGCAGGGTGCTTTTCGTTTACGAGCCTTGGCGATCGAATGCCGGTGCCGTATCACAGGTGTTGAAGATCAAAGTTTTTTGATAGCTAGTCACATCAAACCCTGGAAGGACTGCGCTAATGATGAGCGTTTAGATGGTTGCAATGGCCTAATGCTGGCACCTCACATCGATAAGCTATTTGATCGCGGATGGATATCTTTTAGTGATAATGGAGACCTGCTTTCAGTGCCAGGCGCGGAACAGGTGATGGCGGCATGGAATGTTGACCTCAAGAAAAATGTCGGGAAGTTCAGCGTAGGACAGTGCCGTTATCTTGAGCACCACCGAAACAAAGTGTTTAAAGGCCGCATTGAATCGAGGAGCTGATTCGGTGGGGGGGGCTTTTGTTGTGGGGACATACAGGATCCTCGCCGGCTGGCGTGATTCGTTGAAGTGGGGTATTTGTGGGCCTAACTTTTCAGAGGTGGCCCATGGAATGGTACGAGTCGCTTTTTTTGCAGATGTGTACGCACGCGCTATCCAGAGCTCGAGTTGCTGATCTGCGCAGGCAGGACGGCAAGCTCAACCTCTATCTAGATCAGACTTTTGAGATCGTCGCTTCTTACAGAAAAGACATTCAGCTTGCGTTCGATTTGCGATCGGCAGTTGAAAAATTGTCAGGTGGGTCTGAATACGTGATTGCGGTGTTTGTGCATGACAATCAGTTTTCAACTGCGCTTCGCCACCTAAAAGATAAGCATCATGTGGTCCTCAGTGCCACGATGGAAACCGGTGCACATCCAAACGACTTTTCGAGTTATTACGTTGATGTTGCCGTCTGTCGCGGTTCGATTGCGGCTATTTCAGCACGGTAGATTCAGGTCAGGCGCCGCCCTCCGTGACCGGTGGTGGCAATTTGGTTTTGGTTGGGGTATTACGGATGACCGGCATTGGGCCGGGTTAAGGAAAAATTGTGTCGATTGTCAGCTATGAAGGGCGTTCCAACATGTTCATGTACCGGGATATCAAGTTTCGGGTGCAAGTCATGCTGGACCCATCGAAATCAGTGATCCGCTACAACGTTTACGCAAAGTTTAGTGAAGGCACAAACGAAGAGCGAATTGCCTCCAAAGCCGGAGCTTGGAACTCTGAAGGGGATGCTGTGGCCGAGGCACAGACCCAAGCACAGTTATATATAGATGAGTTTCTCAAGCAGGAATGACTACCTCATCCCCCGGATCCTGCTGAAGCATCAGTAGACTCTTCCTGTGAAAGTCCAGCGACACGTTTTGGGATACTTCAATAACGTGTCGCGGTGGATCCAGCATTGGCAGACACTTTTGAGGCCCCATTTCATGCAGGCGGTGAATCATCAGCGTGATGGCCTCTCCCTGTTCCTCAATGCCGCTCCAGGCCATCAGCTCAGCAAGGGCTTGGCGCGTGCCGGGCAGGCAGTGCAACCTGATTTCCTCTTCGCCGCGCTCCTTCCTCTTCGCCGCGGCTTTCGCTGACCGCTCTGCGTTGTTCTTCGCCATGGCCTACCTCTTCTATTCCGCTGGCCGGCAGTGCGAGCCATGTCTGTCGTCGGCGCTGGCGCACCTGGTTGCTGATTCGTCTCACGGTGGCCCCGGGAACTTGATGTCGTTCTCGCGGGCGATGAGCCTGGCGCGCTTGGTTTCCATGCCCATGGCCTTGGCTGCTTCTATGACGGTGTGTTCGGCATCGGCCAGTTCCTTGAGGCGCGGCGCCTGCTTGTTGCGCTCGATGCGCAGCTTGTTGCTGTGGGAGGTTCCGAACATGGCTTCCCGTTCGCCGCTGACGCCCGGAGCGATTTCCTGCACCTGCTTGCCGGCGCCGAAGTAGCGATCCAGCTGCTGGTTCAGGTTCGCGATGATCGAGTCGCGTGGATTGGGCATTGGTGCGCCGATCACTGGGCACCTTCCAGCTGGCGCCTGGCCTTTTCCTCGAGCTGGATGGCGTAGTCGACGGCGGAGGCGTACTCGAAGCGAAAGCCGCGAGTCTTGCCGGTGACCAAGTCGATGATGTGGTAGGCCTTCGGACCGGCCGTTTTCACCTGGAAGCGGACGGACTTCGATGGAAGCGCCACATTGGCGAGCCGTGCGAACTCTCCACGCACGGCGGCGGAGCGGATGAGCATCACACCGAGGACGTCCCGGCGCTGTTGGATCATTGGATGCATGGTGCATTCCTCGGTGTGGGGTTGCGTGTATTCGTCAGCGCTCGGGGCCGCCTGCTTGTTGCCGTTGGGCGCAGGGGAGAGTGCTGACGGATAAAGGCAGGCAAAAGAAAGGCCCGTGGACGTTCGGGCCTTTCACAGATGCAGCGATCTTCGGGTTATGGTCTATTTCATGATGGTCATCCTCCAATTGCTCGCTCACTGGACAGGCAGTGGCCACCTTACGAAGCTGCATTGGAATGTCGGCCCTGACCAAGATGCCTAACTACGTCCGCCCGTTCGCATACAAACAGTTGGCCTGGATCAGCTTTTTTCATGGGGCGCCGACATTTCGATGCAGCCTCTTTCGAGGCGCTCGGGCTTGCTTGTGGCTCACTGCAAGCGGGTGATTCGATTCCCTGCTAGTAACAGGGTCGCCTTTCCTTGCTGCCGATACCCGGCAAGGCTGGTTAGAAATCGTCTGGCTAGCGTTTGCCGCGCTGACCTCACATATCGGCTCTGTGGGTTGATGCAGGTGGGCGGTTATAGGCCGCAGTTTCGTCCGCATCCCGCTGCCCACTCAGTGAATGGGCAGAAGTGATGCCTACGGTTTGTCTTTCGTTTTGCCGACCATCAGCACTATCAAGAGCAGCGCGACCAGTACCAGGTCGCCGACCATTGAAAGGATGCGGCTCGCCGAGTCGACGAAGACGACCCCACCAGCAAGCCCGTAGGCTGCCAGCGAGCGCGCTTTGTTGCTGAACCTGCCGAGCATGACTACAGGTAGTCTTTGAGGTTGAGGTTCATGATCTTGGCGCTCTTCTCCAGCACTGCCATTTCGGCTGGCTCGATTTCGCCGTCAGCCTCGGCCACGGTGAGCATGAAGTTCAGCACGGTCGCCGCGTCGTCAACGCTGTGAGCGAGGTCCTTCAGTTCCTTCTCGGCGTTCTGGCGAATGATGCGTGGGCCGCCGTCGTTGTAGTCGGCCTTGGCGCGATCAATGGTGTTGCTCAGCTCAGCGCCGAAGCCTTTCAAGGCGGCCGAGTTGTTGATCAGCTTCTCGATCTTCTCGAGCTCCTCCTTTTCGATGTCGCCATCAGCGGAGGCGACGTAAAACACGCCGTAGACCGAAGCCTGCATCAGGTCGCGGTTGGTCATCACGGCCAGGGCCTGACGGGCTTCGCCGGATTTCTTGCCAAACAATCTGCCTAACATGGTGATTCCTCTGAGGTGGGTTACATCCCGCTGCACCCTGTCGCCAAGGTGCAGCAGTGATGCTGTCCGTGCTATTGCCGCTGGAGGAGCGGGGCGCATTGCTTGCCGGGTCATTCACACGGTTCTGGCGTTTCACCATCGAGCAGCCGTCCAGGTTGTTCCTGTCGTTGGCAGGCTTTCGGGCCTGTCTGCTCGCCGGTCGCCGGTAGAGGCAATGCGGTCTGTTGGTTTGTTTCGTTGGTTGTTAAAGAACGGCGCGGCTTTCGCTGCTGGGCCGGTTATGTGCCGGAATGGATAAAATATAGGCGTGCACATAATTCATGTCAATGGGATTACCCATAATATTTGTAGTGGACGATAAAAAGCCCGCAGATCGCGGGCTCCTTTTACAGGTCGACGTATTTCTGCCAGCCAATTCTCACGCTGTCGTCTTCTAACCGCTCGACAGTTATCCCGTCTGTCTCTTCAAATTCTTGGATGACTCGTTCCCATGCCTCGGGGGTCTCGTCATCACGCCTGGCAATCTTGATTGCCCGAACCTTTTGCGCGTGCGGATCGGACGCCATGCGTTGAATGCGGCGGCCGACTTGTTCGTAGTTGTTAAGCGCGAGGGCATCGCTAGCAATGCTATTGCTCATTCCTGTCTTCCTTGCTTTATATGTATGGATAGACAGTAATTGGTTCATTGAAGAGTGACTATCCAGTAAGAGCACATCTGTACTCTTTTAAGTCTGGGCCGAAAAAAAGCCCGCTTGGCGCGGGCTTGTTGATCACATAAATGGCAGCGCGTGAGCGGTGCTCTAAAGCTTACCGGTCATACGAACCGCCACGCCAATGATGCGGCAGTTTTCATCACACTCGACCATTTTATATGCCGGATTCAGTGGCTTCAGATAACGTATTCCGCCATCCTCCACCAGCTTTTTGAATGTCGCCTCGTTGCTCGCGGGCAGTTTGGCAATAACCAGCTTGCCAGGTTTAACATCTGCCTCGGTGTCTACCAGGATCATCATTCCTTCAGGGACGCTGACTCCGGCGGGAGCGGTCATAGAATCGCCTTTAACCTCAAGCCAAAAGGCAGGTCCTTTGGAGTCGTAGTCGGAGATTTCATATCTGTCAGAAAAACCGTCCGGGTAAGGCTGAACAGCTTCCTCCCAAGACCCCGCGGACACCCAGCTAATCACTGGATACCGATAAAGCATCTGGGGTTGAACAACGTCCTTTACGTTGGACTGCTCGGCAGTTTCAGAAACCATCGGGCCAGACCCACTCTCAATCCATATAGCCGAAACTCCGCACGCCTTCGCAATGGAGGCGTTATAGGAGGAGCGCTGTGATCTCCCTCTTTCAAGGTCAGAAACAGACGCCTGATCGATGCCTACAAGCTTCGCAAGCTCGGCCTGGGTAAGCCCGGCGTGCCGGCGAGCGGCCTTGATTCGTTCTTTATATTCCATCTTCCGATTATTACTGGCGAACCCATATCGTTGCAAAGTGGTATGCCTATGTTCTACGATATGGGTATTCACATATGGAGGGGCGGCATGAACACCATCTTTAAAGACCTCGTTGCCTTCTTCGGGACGCAAGAGGCCGCCGCTGAGAAGCTCAAGGTTGATCAAAGCACCGTTTCCGGTTGGGTTCGTGAAAAGCACGGGATGTCTCCGGTGGTTGCCAAACGAGCTGAAGTCTTGACCGACGGTGTATTCAAGAAGGAAGACCTTTGTCCGTCATTTCCTTGGGCCGAGTTGAGCACTTAACGGACATCACAGCGATTAACTGAAGCCATTTTGAGCGCAACGGCGCCGAGAGAAAACTAGACGATGAAATCGCCAGTGCTAGACACCCGACGCAAAGCAGTCATTGCCTCTGCCAATGCATTCCCTGGCGGGCTTACATACGCCTCTGACTTTCTTGGCGAAGAGAATCTCAAGCGCTTCAAAAACCGGATTTACGAGTCGGCAGGCGTCAAGCCCCTCACCGACGATGAGGTCTGCACTCTTGAGACTGAGGCCAAAACCACATTCTTGCCGGACTACATCTGCGCGATGTACGGCGGCGTATTTGTTCGCCTGCCTGAGGTTGGCGATCTGGATAACGTAGACATGCACCAGCGCTCTTTGCGTACTTCTGTGAAGCGCGGCCGGGTTGACCAGTTTCTTGCCCTCGCGCTGGAGGATGGCGAAATCACTGCCGTGGAAGCATCGGAGATTTTGGCCCTGCATGCCAAGCACCTGGCTGCCCGGCACGAGGAAGTGACAGCACTGATCGAGTTGCACAAGTCGAAGCGCTCGGCCCGACCGCTAGGCGGGAAGGGTTGATATGCAGTTCACAATCACGATTAACCAGGTGAAAGCGCTGGAGTGGGGGTTGAACTCGCAGCAGGCGCTGCTGTTTTCGTTTGTTTACGAGTGTCCTA